TGTTTTCTCATCATCAGGGCAAATAATATTGACATCTATTGATTCTCCAACTGATTTTCCACGAATATTTAAAAACAAATATTCAATATCAAAAGTTGGGAGTGATTCTACTTTAATTCCTTTAGTTTGAATACAACTCTTGAGAACTGCTTTAATGGCAGTAGTAATTTGTTTTGTATCCTCACTCTCTAAGGCAAGAACTAAAAGTTTTTCCTCTTTCACAAGAAAAGGTCTAAAACTTATCTCCTTTTCTGTTGATGGTAACACCAAACTATAAGTTGGCGTTGCAATTTTTGGTAAAGGCATGATATCCTATTATGCAATTCAGTATATTATATAGCAGGGTTATCTGAGTGATCTTTGAACAACTCCTCCTACCACATCTCCTAGTAAATCTATTCCCGTCAATCTATCTACTGTAATATTTGCAAACTGGCCAGCAGCAAACGCAAATGATGGATCAAGAGCGTTAGAGTTTGCTTTCTTAGCACTGTATCTCGTATATGTAAAAGTTACTGAACATTTTAATAAATCAGATGCATCATACGTAACTGGTATTGAACTAATTGTTTTAGGGAATGCATCTATAAAAGTATATGTTAATGGTTTTGTTCTACCTCGAACAGGATCTTTTGACATTAAATTTTTTTCAAACTTTGTTATCTCCAATCCACCTTTGTATTTTTTAGGGAACTTCATTCTATAAGAAAAAGTGTCATTGTGATTATCTTTTGTATCGTTTGTTGTATATGACATCCATGCCTCAAAATATCTTATTGGTAGATATTCTTTTGCGTCACAGTAAAATGTTAATGAAACTTCTTCATCAAATTGTCTACGATGTGCATAGTGTTCTGTAACGCCAGGAAAATCATTAGGTAACTGTGCGGTTAGCAATGCAGAGCCTGGTAGTGTTGTTTCTGAACAAAACAATTGTAATTTTTCTCTTCTTGTTGGATCTAAACCTCTAGCATTAAACAAAACGTCAAGACCCTGTTGACGAAGATAAGTTGCAAACGTATCTCCCTTTTCGTTAAGTTGTCTTGGATCAATAATTCCTACTTGATAGAACGAGGTGGTTGCTGGTTCTAACAGATCCTTTACGATTTTATCTACCGTTAATCTTTGTGGTGCTATGGAAGCCATTTATAAATACATTTGACCTTATATATTATGTATGCAAGATAATGGCAGAAAGTATAAAAAGTCGGTATAAACCATCGAATCCAGAGAAATATCAGGGTAATCCGAACAATATTATCTGTAGAAGTAGTTGGGAGAGACGGTTCTGCGTGTGGTGCGATAGGAATGAGAACATAATATCATGGGCATCAGAGGAGTTTTCTATACCATATATGTCTCCTGTTGATAAACGTGTGCACCGTTACTTCCCTGATTATATAATAAAGGTGAGGGAAAAAGATAATAAAGTTAAGAGTTATGTGGTTGAGGTTAAACCAAAAAAACAAACTAAACCACCTAAGAAAAGAAAAAGAATGACTAAATCATACATCTATGAATGTCAAACCTATGCTGTTAATCAGGCAAAGTGGAAGGCAGCAGTAGAGTTTTGTGAGGATCGTAGGATTCAGTTTAAAATAATCACAGAAGATGAATTAGGAATCAAATGAGTAGATTTGAAGACAATACTATCAATCAAGATCATAGTGATCCAGAGGATATGATGTTGGAAATTATGAATCTACTCAAAGATACTGTGACACCTGTTCCTGATGTGGGGAATTATTACACTTTTGTATATAATGCAAAGACTCCTAACGTTCAATATGATCAACACCCACTGATTGCTTGCACAGATTTATTCAGGTGGGGATTCAGGGGAATAAATTTTCATTGGCAATCATCTCGTAATTACACATGGAGTGAACTCACAGGTCAACTCTACATGGTCAAATCAATTGAGTTAGATGACCTACTCGCAATACCTTATGCAAAATTTATCACTAAATAAATAAAAACCATCTAAATGGCAACAACTGCTAACAGCCCTAGTTGGATAAGAACCTATACTAGAGACGACTCAACAAGATATCAAATAGCATATAGATCCAACAACACATGGAAGGAGGATGCTAAAGGAAGGCCTGTGCCTGGTTCTTTTACAACAAATTTACAAGTAGATAGAATAGCGATTGATGGTAATGTAACTGGTGGTGGTATTAATGCAACATGGTCTACTGCTGCGACTAGAGGGCCTGGTGCTAACGGTGCATGGACGAGAAAATACTTTGATGATGCTGCTACAGATCTAGGTTTCGTTTTACCTGATGCGAGTTGGGAAGATCTTAATGATAGAAAGAGTAATTTTAATTCACAAATTAATAATGTGAGTGCAAATGCAATTGCCAAATACTTTAGAACATTAGGATATGGAAGAGGTAGTGGTGTATCAACACAGGAAGGAGCGATAAGAGAGATAACAAGAAGTCAGGGATCAAATAATCAAGGTAATCCATCTGAGGAAACAACAGGTGCTAACTTATTAAATATTTCTTCATTAGCAGAACAAACTGGGAGTAGACCAAGAAGAAAATACCAATCACGTTTCACATACTACTACCCAACATCAATCAAGGCAGATCCTGAACGAGACATGATGAAGATAAGTGCTCTTGAATATAAAGCAAAAGAAATAAAAAATTTTCAAATAGCAAGACAACGTGATGCTGGAGGAAGAGCAGGATATACACAGAGAGTAACAGGTAGTGTTTTCTTACCAGTGCCTGGTTCAGTAAGTGATAATAATCAAGTCAAATGGGGGCCTGATGAATTAGATCCAGCATCACTTGCTGCTGCTAATGTTTTCTTTGAAAATGTTCAAAAAAGCAAGGGTCAAATTGAAGGGTTGGCAGACGGTGTAGCAGACATCGCTAAACAAATTGGTCAAAATAAAGGTGATGTTAAAACAGGAGTTGCAGCTGCACTAACCAAAGCAGCAACTGGTGCAAATGTATTAACAAGAACGTCTGGAGCAGTCATAAATCCTAACATGGAATTGCTTTTTGGTGGGCCACAATTAAGACCTTTTACTTTTACTTGGAGAATGAGCCCTAGAGATGCTGAAGAGGCAGAAATGATAAAAAAAATAATTAGAATGTTTAAGCAATCAATGGCAGTGAGAAGATCAGAGAGTGAATTGTTTTTAAAATCACCAAATACATATGCACTTAGATTCTTAACAGCAGGAAGTAAAGAGCACAGTTATCTACCAAGAATAAAAGAGTGTGCACTAACAGGATTTAGTGTAGTCTATACTCCTGATGGTAATTATCAAACATACGAAAACTCTTCTATGGTTGCATATGAAATGTCAATGAGTTTTCAAGAACTAGAACCAATCTTTCATGATGATTATACAAATCTTGATGATGATACAGATCTATCAATAGGTTTCTAATATGGCTAACAGATACTTCCGCAACATACCAGATTTTGAATATGTTAATCGTACTAAAGACGGTCAATTTATTTCAAATTATACACAAGTAAAAAACTTTTTTAAAAAGGGAAGAATAAGGGAAGATTTATTTCAAGATCTAACCGTATTTGAAAAGTATAGTGTCAAGGGAGATGATAGACCAGACAATGTTGCTAATGAAATATATGGTGACCCTACTTTAGATTGGGTGGTGTTAACATCAAATAATATAACTAATGTTCAAAATGAATGGCCTCTAAGTCAAAAAGCATTTGAAGATTATATATTAGATAAGTACAAGACACATGAAAAATTAAATGAAGTTCATCACTATGAGTCTAATGAAGTAAAAGATAGCACTGGAGTTATTATTTTTCCTAAAGGTGTAAGAGTAAGTGCTGCACAAAGTGTAAGTTACTTTGAACCGTTAAGCGAAGAATCGGTAACAGTAAATCCCATATCAAGGGCAGTTACTAATTTTCAACATGAACAAAAAGTTAATGATGATAAACGAAGAATATTTTTAATTAAACCAATATACCTAGGTGTTGTCTTTGATGATCTAGAAGAAATGATGGTATACAAAGAAGGATCCACTCAGTTTGTGAGTGAATCCTTGAAACGTGCTGATAATATCAGACTATTTGAGTAAGTTAATATACGCTGCTATAACCAAGAGGGTTAAACAGATCTGATTATATCTCACTTAACTCTCTGCTAGTTTCTGGAAGTATGAAAGAGCATCATCCTCATCTTTATCTACAGTTGTAGATGGAGTTGGTGTGGAGACTGCCTTAGTAACAACCTCTTCAGCAACAGAACGTGCATTATCCTCAACATCAATCTCCTCATCAGGAGTGTATCGTTGAGCAGGCTTCTTACCAAGAACATACTTTAATCTTCTTTCAAGATCTTCGTAACTCTTGAACTGATCTGCAGCAGTAACAGCAGCAAGAGAATACTCTTTCTTCCATATCGCTTCTAATGCGTCATCGTCATCGAGAAGTGGTGCGACTGAATCGAACTCTGACTTATCGTAGTTCCAAAAACCATCCTTTTTAACAATCTTCAACTTGAAGTTTGCACCTTGCCAGAAGTCAAAAGGATTGATTGGACTCTCATCTTCAAACTCTGGTTGCATTGCTTCCATAATCTTATCAAATATTTTTTTACCATACTTAA